ATGCTTCTGACCTACAGATTGAGGCCGTGTTTGATTACTGCCCGAAGCCACATGGCCGTGGCTGGATGTGTGACCGTGACGCATGGAGAGTGTACGACCGGAAGGCGTTCTCTGGTTCACCCGGCGGAGATTGGGTACACGTCGAGATCGGGACAAGGTTCTGTCAGGACGCTGACTATTACGAGCAGAAAATGGCGAAACTGTTGGGCGGAAAGAAGCCTGCCCGTAAACCAGCCACAAAGAACAAGGCTGCACCTGCGTATCCTGGCAAGTCGCTGCGTAAAGGCGACAAAGGTGACGACGTGAAACTGGTACAGGAAAAAGTTGGTGCCTACGTTGACGGCGACTTCGGTCCCAAAACAGAGAAGTCTGTGAAAGCATGGCAGGCTGACAACACCGCATGTTGCGGTCCAAGTGACGGGATCGTTGGTCCTAAAACTTGGGGCTGCATGTTTGGCTGACGGTGCGCCGTGGCCTTCTTACTTGCAGCCAGCTTGCTTTGGCTTCATTGTTTGTTGTCGCTGTGTTCGCTCCGTTGTCTGCGTTTGCGGACTCGGTGACAATCACTGAAGAAACGGACATCTTTTTTACGCTCGACGAGCAGAGCCTTGTCGTGATTTACGGCAACAGTAACGAGTCGTGTGAGTCTGTGCCTGTTGACCCGTATCTGTGGCTGTATGACGGCAAAGACACGCTGATCGCATACGACGACGACGGCAACTTCAACGATCAAGACCAGTGTGTGTCAGCGAAACTGTATGTGACGTTGGACGCTGGTGATTACCGTCTGCGGGCAGGCTATTACCCTGAGCAGTTGGGGCTTGGAAATACCCCTGAGTGGGGTGACGGGACATACGAGCTGTTGTCTGAGATAAACTTGTCTACAACTACTACATCTAGTACCACTACAACAACGACAAGCACAACAACCACTACATCTAGTACGACGACAACGACATGGCCTTCTACCACGACAACCACCACCTCGGTTCCTGTACCGGCACCGACAACTGTCCCTTCATCTACGACGACAACCACCGTCGCCACCACCACCACGATCCCGCCGACTACTACGTTGTCACCGACGACAACATCATCATCGACAACAACGGTCGCGCCTACCTCGACGACTTCAACTATCCCGCCGACTACAAGTACGACAAGCACAACAGCCGCACCTACAACCACAACAACTTCGACGACCACGACGACAACAGTTGCGCCCACGACGACTTCTTCGCCATCTACGACTACATCAAGCACGACGACGGTTGCATCCACCACCACACAGCCCACCACGACTGTCCCCACAACAGTTGCAAGCCCCCCGCCGCCACCAAATGATGCACCTATCGCAGAGAAACAAGCGTTTGAGGAACAAGTAAATATCTATTCCACACCAGGATATGACGACTATGTGCCTGCCGGTTCAACCGTTGATGTCGCTACCCGCCGCACAGTGACCGCCGCATCTGTCATAATAGGAAGTGTCCCGACCGTGATGTCCCGCAGGAGACTCAAATGAAACATCTGAGAACCCTGTTTGAAGCTCTCATAATGGCTGGCGGTCTGCTGCTGGTGATCATCACGTTGTCGGGGCAAACAAGAGACATCGCAATCGGCATATCTATTGCTTCCGTGATATTCTTTGTACTGTCAGAACTCGTACCTCCAGAGGATTAAACATGACCGCAGTAGTAGTAAAGCGACTTGTCGCAACATTCGTAGCAGCCGGTGTACCTAACGTGTTGGCTGGAGCCATTGTTGATGTGGCTGTTTGGAAGTCCGCTGTGATGGCTGGTGCTATCGCCGCTCTTGGTGCGGTACAAACGTTAGCTGCCGCTTACAAAGCGGATGGCGAGTTGACCGACGAAGATGTCGAGTCAGCGTTCAAAGGCTGATCTGCTGTGCCAACGTGGGCAGTAATCGTGTTGGCGGTTCTCGCCCCCGGTGGCGTTCTCACCGTTCTCATCGAGCGTATGCGCCGTGAAAACAACCGTGACCACAACCGTAACAGCGAGCTGTTGCAACAGATTGATGGCAAGGTTGACAAGATCGACAATCGTTTAGATTCTCACATGGATTGGCACGCGCATCACGACTGACTTGGTGTACAATCTCTAGTCCCATGTCGCTAGATTCTCACACCATCCTTGACATCCGCTGGTTTTTGGCTAGAGTGGTTCCTCGTGGACCAGATGAAGCTTCTCGTTTGGTTCACCTGATGAGTCAACTCAACCAGGAGGGAACAAATGGGATTAGCGGACGACCTAAGGAACGCACCAACTAGCACTAACCTTTGTTGCGTTACTAGAGCAAGAAAACATTTCAAGGGCGAAGACCTAAAAATGTTGAACGAAGTAATTGAGATAATTGCGAAACGGCCAGCGGGTCAAAAGTATGGCGATGGGCCTTCTCAGGTTTGGCTTGCTAATACGTTGACCAACAACGGGTTTAAGGTTAGTCCTAAAACTTTAAGCACCCATTTCCGTGGGGAGTGTGCTTGTGGCTCTGTCTAAAGATTTGCAAGAGGGTCCACCTCCCGCCAAGAAAGAAGTGTTGGGCAAGATCGCCCACCTGCTCGAGCGCAACGGTATTGATGTCGAAGAGGTAGGCAAGATCACTCGTGTAAACGTGTGGCAAGGCTTCTACAAAGATGACGAGGGTGAAGCTCATACGGTTGACATGGCTGGCTTGTCATTCTCGCCATCGTGGGAAGACGGACCGGAATGGGATCCTGTGTCGCAGGCTGCGCCTGTCAAATGCTCTGTAAGGCCGGTCAAAGGGCTTCCAAAGCCCGAAGGATGGCAGACCGCTGTCATTGTGCCTGACATCCAAATCGGCTATTACAGGGACGTACACGGCGAGCTTATTCCGACGCACGACGAGGACGCAATCAGCCTGTGCATGTCCATGATCCGTGACTTGAACCCCGAAAAAGTTGTTTTGGTTGGCGACAACCTCGATCTTCCGACGATGGGCAAATACCGTTTGAGTCCCGCATTTGCGGACAGCACTCAGGCATCCATTGACAGAATGGCGACACTTGCTGCTGAATTGCGAGCTTGCGCGCCGAACGCAGAAATCCAGATGCTCGCTGGAAACCACGAAGAAAGGCTCGTCAATTATGTCCTTGACAACGCGTCAGCGGCGTTTGGAATACGGAGGGGTAACAGCCCTGATTCTTGGCCTGTTATCAGCGTTCCTTATCTTTGTCGTTTCGATGACCACGGTGTTGAGTTTGTTCCTGGTTACCCGACATCCTCTGTATGGATCAACGAAAAACTCAAAGTCATACACGGCAACAAAGTTAATTCGAACGGCGTTACGGCCACGAAATATCTTAACGACTCGAAAGTTTCGGTTATTTACGGGCATATCCACAGGCGTGAATGGGCTGAACGTACCCGACAAGATTGGGACGGAGCAAAAACTATTATGGCCGCATCCCCTGGCACGCTCGCAAGAACGGACGGCGCAGTTCCTTCAACACGGGGATCACTCGACTTGGACGGAAGACCGATTCTCAGCGACGGCCTTGAGGATTGGCAACAAGGTGCAGCGGTAGTCACATTCCAACCAGGTGACGGCAACTTCTTTTACGAACAAATACCCATCCATGATGGGCAGGCATGGTTCCGTGGCAAGCTGTACACTGTGTGAATGGCACCTCCAAAGGTAAAGAATCCGAAAAAGTCAGCGAAGTATTACAGGGAGAACCCTGAGGCTCGCCGCAAGAAAGCTGCGACCGATAAAAAAGTTAATGCCCGCCCAGAGCAACGCAAAAAACGTTCCGAGCTATCTAAATGGCGACGTGAGCAGGGTATTGCCGGCAAAGGTGGACCGGATGGTTCGCACACAAAAAGTGGACGGATCGTAAGAGAGAACCCTTCAACTAATCGGGCGCGCAATAGAGGCAAAAAGTAATGTTATTGGCTTGCCGTGATTGTGGTGAGATCTGGCCTTCGTCTTCGGGTCGTAGGTGCCGTGAATGTGATAAACATGGTGAACCGTACGATGGAGAGGACGAATGAGCGAAATTTATGACGACGAAGATTCCACTTGGCCTCTGGTTGTTTGCCAATGGAAAGATGCTCATGCTGGCTCAGACAGCAGCTGGACTCATACAGCGACCTACAAACCCGAAGAGGTGCATGTATTAAGTTCGGGTTGGGTGTGGCCGAAATGTTTGGAAGGACACTTGACGCTTGTCAGCTCTACTATTGGGGAACCTAAAGACCCCGAAATTGTCGGAGACATCATTCATATCCCTTGGGAAAACATTTTGGCTGTGTTCTCGTTAGCCATGAACGTGCCTGTGAATTGGATGTCTGAAGACTTTTAATTTGCAAACTGTCACACCCTTCTGGTAGAACTGTGTGCGTCTACTGAAGGAGGGACATGAATAGGAACACAGTTCTTAAACCCGAGCATGGCTCAATCGAATGGTTACGGCTACGGCAACGTGACGAAACCGGCTACCCTGTGGTGTCAGCAAGCGAAGCTGCGGCTGTACACGGAGAACACCGTTATAAATCAAAATGGTCATTAGCGTACGAAAAGCTTGCGGCTGAACCAGAAGTTACGGAAACAAACCGTGCAATGGAACGAGGCAACCGCCTGGAACCAGTCATCTTGCAATGGGTTTCCGACGAAATAGGTGAACAGATCGTCACCCCAGAAGTGATGTACACCGTCACTAGTGGAGGAGCATCGCTCATCGCTACACTAGATGGCATTGTTGGCGACCAACAAAACCCAGATCGGGTTGTCGAAATCAAAACGTACAACCG